TATTAACTTAAATTCAATCAAATCACTTGGAGAACTTGCCTTTATCCATGCGCTTGTAATATCCGATTTCCAGCTTTCATTACCAGCATTCCCAGCACCAAATATTCACAGCAACAAGATTTGTCGCCTCTTGGTGTCTCTTGAAAATTGTCTGGTAATTTTATGCTTCCATAAGACTTTTCAATGCGTTCTTCTTTTACGCCACAACCACATTCTGCTGATTCTGTGCCTACTAATAAACTGCCAAACCCATTCCATTGTGCATTTGTACCCTCTGGGCACAATGAATCACGCTCTAAAATGGCAAGTATTTGATCAGCATTTGTCTTGTCAGATATAGTCCAATATGGTGTTGCTGGAAAACCAACTGGCTCGGTTTGTGTGCGCCATGATAATCGTAATGTATTAGGATATGTAGGTGTATCAAATTCATAATAGTTACGACCATTGATCAGTCCTAAAGTTTCTAAATTATAATTCTCAGTAGGAAAACTACCAGAAGCACTTTCCCAATCTAATTTCAAACATTGACAAGGATCATCAGTGCAATCATTTACTTCTGCTGTTACTTCAAATGGCTGTCCAGTATCTTGAAAATTATTTCCTTTTGATAAAATGCCTATTGTAGTAGGTTGTGCCAACCAATCTGCATTATCAGTTGGTGCATAAATATCATTTCCATTGTTGTATTTTGTTTCAGCCAAATTACAAGCTAACCACATGAAATTTCCTACCTTAACAGCATCATAACCAATTCCGTCATTTCCAATATATGCGTTCTCTACATATGTAAAATTATCGTAATCACTTTCACATTCAATTAATTCTCGGCAAAGTCTAATACTTTGTAAATTACGTGGGTTTGCTGAATTTGAAGAACTTGCCCCAGCTGATGTGTAACTGCAAATATATGTTCTTGTCGTAGGGGTGCCAGTGCCACCAGACCAATGTCGTGATAATTCGCCTTGTTGCCCAATGCTACCCCCACCAGATATGCTGATCGCACCAGTACCACGTACAAAAAGACTACTGCTGTTTGTAGCTCCAGTGTTTGGTGGTAACCAAAATGGTATTGATTTCATTGCCCCACCAGCTACAGATGTACCACCTAATACTGTAAACAAATTACCCCAATCAGTGTTATTTGGCACACGCCAATTTCCAAATTGCGTTAGGTTAATTATGCCACCAGCGTTTCTTCCAGTTAGTGTGGCTATCGTTCCATTATTTGCTATTACATATCTATTGTAATAATACCCTTCTACTTGATCTAATTTGAAAATTCCAGAAACGCATTCACACGCCATTACTCTCTTATTAAGAATTGATAATCTCTAACTAACATGCCATTTGTTGTATCATTGTTAGCTACATAAATTTCAATGTAATCATTGTTTGCCATTAATGAACCATATACTAAATTAATTGTGCCTATATCTCCAGACGTTGCCTCAACTTTCAAACCACTTCCAGCTAATTGTGAACCATTTTTATATAAGAAAAATTCATATTCATTACCAGAGCCACCACCTTGTTTTTCATAATTAAAACTGATATGAACACTTATATACACTTCTTTTGTTCCAATATATGTATATCTACCAGCACTTGACAGCGTATATCTTACTGATGCTTGAATTGTTGGTGCACTTGCTCCAGCACCCACTTGTAATAAAACTGGTGTGCCACTTGATGCGAATGCTGTGTCGTTTACATTACCTTGCATGGTTGCGATCACACCAGACGTACTATTCAACAAACCTTGATTTGACATTATATCAAAGTTCAGCATTTGTGTAGCACTATAATCTGGAACACCAGCACTGATAATAGGTAATAAAATTTCCCCAGTTAGTCCAACTTTTACAAATGTATTTGCTACAATAGTGCCATATCCTATCGTTGCACCACTTTCTATTTCAATACCATTTTGAACGTCTTGTGGGTGGAATATGCTACCAGTAAAATTAACTGCTCCATAACTGGTTGCCACGTTGTTTGCTCTTAATTTGATCATGCTAACAGATGCAAAATTGCCAGGCGTTGGTATAGTTGTCTCATCAAACCAGCGTATGAATTCACAACTTTGTATCTGTATTTTGCTGGTGTCTTGAAATACCACACCAAAAGTCTGCGCTTGACAATACCAAAAAAGTGTGTTTTGAATGTCTATAAGATCAAACCCAGTAAATTGAAATATGTCAAATGCGTTTCTTATTTGACAAGCTGATATTGATATTGTTTTTAATCTGTTAAAATTGTAGCCAGTAGCATTAATATTGGTTGCTGATATTAAACTACTACTTGAATTCGTTGCGCTTAATGTTATTCCACGCATAGTAAAGCTGACTTCAGTAATTGTTAAGAATGCACCAGTACCAGTATATGTAATTTTATCTTTGTTTCTATCTCTACCAATTATGGCACTACCCTCAGACGCTATTGTAACAGCTTGTGAAGTTGTTATACTACCATTTATAACATAAGTAGTGTTAGGTTGCAAAGACGCTGGTAAATCGCTTGAATCAGTTACAATAACGATATTTGGCTCACTTGCCACAATACTTTTGAATACTTGTCCTTTGATCTTAGCGCTTTCATAATTTGCACCATTAAAATAATCTATATCAACATAGTCATCATCGCCAAGTGATAATCGTTCTAAAGGATATTCATTTATTTTTAGTCCCATTTATTGTGATATTAATTTGTTTGTATCATCAGTAGTAATTTTACTGTCGCCTTGTGTAGTTATTTTGTCTATTTCAATAAAAGGCGTACAGCGTTCTTTTATCTTGCTTGTAAATTTAACGCCATTTTCCATATTTATCTTTGATGAATCAAAATAACATTCCAGTCTTGCAGTGTCTGGAGTTGGAAAAGTAAGATCGCAAAGTAAACCAGTTAATGGTGTTAATGGATTAGATACATTGTTGTCAAATGGTATTACGCTACTTAATATCCAACGTGGTCCACTTTCTTTTGGCTCTGCTGTAATCATTCCCCATGTGCTACCTTGTCCCCATGTGTTGCCATTTGTCAAAGTGTGAGTAGCTACAACACGCATTAATTCATTTTCTATTGCTATATCAACTACTTGTCCAGTTGAATCTCTAATCAGATCAATATTACTATCAATATTGTCGTCATTATCATAATTTAATATGTCAATATTATCGTCATATACAAACGCTAAATTGTCTTTTACAAGCTCCAAATGTAATCTAACTATCCAATTACCAGTAGTGTCGTATGGATACCAGTTTTTATTTTGATTAGGGTAAAAATCATCACTTGCATTTAATTGCTCTAACCAATATTCCCAGCGTAACAAAAATGGAAAATAAATTTTTACTCCATATTGTGTGGCAGTGTCTAAACTGGGGTATCTTTCCAAAGTTGCTATACGCTTCACACTGGTTGTTGGTAGTGTGCTGATTATTGGTTGCTGTTGATTAAGTGGATAGATACCATTTAACAAAGGCACACCAGCAAAACTAAAAAAGCTACTAAGCAAAGTAAATTCTTCCTCTGTGGTCGTGTTATATGCTTCTATACGTGCTGTAAATGACTGAATTTCTGTGCCATTATCCACTAAAAATTTACCAGCATAACCTAAATCATCTTCAATATTTGCAGTGTAACCTAATTCAGTTATGTTAGTATCTTGAATATTATAGCTGTGATCAAAGAATTGGCTGTTTTGCATTGTTAATGCCCCACCAACTGGTGGATTAGATACTAATTGTGCGTCATAAACTAATAAATTTACGTCATTAATTTTGCACCAGACTTGAAATGTACGATCTCCTTGGTCTCTTGCAGACATAAAAGTATTAAAACTTGCATTAGGTGTGAACGTGTAATCTATTACAGCATTCTGCCCTATGACATTGACGCTGTTGATCTTAAATACATAACCAGCACCCTCTGGATTGGTCGGACTTGGTTGCCCAGCAAAAAAGGAAAAATCTTGTTGTGTAAAAATTGTCATTGACAAATCACTTTGACTTTCTTGTTTATTGCGATAATAGTCGTCGTCTAATGGCTTGTAGCTTAGTCCAATAGCTACTCTGGTCGGTGGGTTTGCGTTGGTACTTGTTACCTCAAAAGTGCCATTTGTTGGAAAATCAAACGCTAATTCGCTGATACCTTGCACCAGTTCTGCATTTAAAACACCAACATTGTATGCTTCGTTAAAATACCCAGTATTTGCGTCTAATGATGTGATTAGTTGATTTCTATTAAATGGTTCTCCTAATAGTCTTGCAAATTCACAAATGGTAAACAGCTTTACGCACTGGTTTTGATCAAACAATGATTCTACCAAAACACCTGGCTGAATTAATCTCATGCGCAAAATGGATATTTCTCCTACATTTATTGTACCCCCAAAATTTATAGGAGATAATGTAGTTGTCTCAAATTCCATGGTACATGCAAATTGTCCAGATCGTTTGCCAAATTGTGTGCCATTTATTATTTGTCCACTTGGAAAAAATGGATAGTTAGGCGCATTTTTTATATCAAATAAAAACCTTGTGGCTTCTCCGTCTATAAACGAATATTCGTTGCCTTGTGCCCCAGTTTGTGGAAAATTAAAACTAACTACAAGTTCTTCATTTCTCGCACCAGTTAAGGCATTCCATATTGCAAAATATTCCCCATTTGTGATGTCTGGTATATATGCTGGGTCAAACGCTGTTAATTGTAATACATTGTCATTTGTGCCCTCTACATTGACAATAGTTGTACTTGTTATAGGCAAAATTGGTGCGCCAGTATTATCAAATAACCTATAATTTACAGTATCTCCAATACGAAAACCCTCTATCAAATAACTACCTTGAGACCATGTGATCTTATTTTCTAATGCGTTGAAAGACAAATAATTGGATTGACTGCTAATTACTAATATCTGCTCCATGATCGTGTATTCAATCAGCTGAATATCACCAGCGTTGGCTTGATAAAAGTCTAAGGAATTGTTATATAAGTCCTTGAATTCTTGCTTAACTATCTGTATCGGCATATTTCTTATGTAATTTATTTAGCTTTTTAGTGTCGCCTTTTTTCAGACATTCAATAGCTGTTTTGGTATCAGACATAACCTCTGCGTATTTGCCTTTTTGATCTTCTGGTATTTGTGAGAAAATTTGATTGTTTAGATCATTAATAAAGTCTAAATCAGACTTCATTTTTTCAATTTTTTCAATTAATTGTGGGTCTATCATTAGTTAATTTTTATGATTTCAACCTTACCTTGTGCGTAATTGCTTGGAAATCTGTAACTTATTGTGGTATCGTGTTTCTCGTCTATATGAGTAATCTTTACTAATTCACATATTTGCCCTTGTATTTCCAAGTAATTCTGTTCCAGCAAATTTACAAATTCCTGATCAGTAATTCTTATACGAGTATTTTCTCTGATTTCAAATGCGTTGTTTGTTATTGCATTAATGTAATGATACCTTTCATATAATTGCGTTGCGCTAACATAATCAACGTAATCTTCTTGCTGTTTTCCCCCAGTTGTATACAGCGCTTTTGATATACCAAAAAATTCATCACTTATTTGCATGGCGTCTTTTCTGCTACCTATCTGCTGAGCATAATTACTACTACCACCAAATAAATTGATAACAGCATCTAACGACAAAAAGAAATCATAAGCAATTTTTTCAAACCAATTTAATTCTGTTTTTCGTGCCCCTAAGGCAAATGGTATATTAACTTGATTTAAGCCTTTTATAGTAACTAAATCGTTGTTAGTAACATTAAGAGCTTCTGTGCTGTATTCAGCGTCGTGAATGTCATATATAGTGTCTTGTGTGTTGGTATCTTGTGGGTCTAATGTGTATTTAATATAATATCTTTTCCAAACCTCGTCTGTGTTATAACTGAATCTATCTGTGCGTTCTGGTTGAACAACTAAGCTCGGTTCAATATTAAGTATGCTTTGATCATAAAGCCAATCGCGTCTTTCCAGTCTTACCTCGTTGCCACGAATAAATAATTTGGCATTAAACATGGTTTTTAAAGCGTCTATAAACTGCCCTAATGTCGGTGTTGAATCTGACGTGCTGGGGTAACCATAATTAAAAGGAGAAAAAAATTCATCTGGCAGAAACTTAAATATACTTTTTCTGTCTCTGATCAATGGCACCCCAACATGTGTCCAATTTGGCGCTTCATCTAATAAATCACTTTGAAATGTATATCCTAAATAGGCACACCCTTTGTCTAACAGCTCACGAAATTTAACACCTTTTAAATTGCGTTTTGGTGGGAAACAAAGAACAAACATTTGTGTAGCCAATTTGAATAATGCTGTTACTAACAAGGCAAACAATATAATTCTAAAAGCCACTTTGATTGCTAAACTTATGACATCTCCCCAGTCTACAGAAACACCAAGTCCAGCATTTAATGTAACAGCTTTTATAAGATCAGTAGTCGCTTCAACAAGTTCTTGAGCTTGTCTTATTGTTTCTTGCGTCATTACATAAATAGATATCCCCATTGTTAGCGCCTTGCCTAATAGATCGTCTTGAATAACGAAATAAGGCACGTTAAAGGTGTTAAAATTGACCCCCTCTTTTGCCATTAAATCAAAGCTGGTGCCTAATGCTTTTTCAACAAAGTCGTCTAAACTTTTGCGCTTAGTTAAATTGACTTCAACTTCTTGATCTTTTATGGTTAAATTGTTCAACAAATCAGCATAATAATTAATACTAACACCATTTAATTCAATGCGATAAGGTATGCTTTCAAATAAACCAACTGAATTTATGTGATCAATAACGATTTCTTTTGCCTCTAATGGTAATACAACGCTTTCAGTAGTTAATTTAAGCTGATTAATTTCATCAACAAATGTACTTGTGATACCAATATCATCTCTATTTCTCGGACTTATTTCAATGTCATTTAGAAAATGTCTCATGCTTGAACTTTAAATCTGTTGTAAATTGTGGTATTATTTTTCTTAGTTTTTTCAACTATTTCAAACGCATTCTGCGTGATAGCGCCTACTTCTGCTGAAAACTCTGGTTTGTCTTTTATAACTTGTTTCAAATCTTGCATTTCATTAACCAACAGCATTAATTCCAGACTTGATTCTTGCGTGGCACCATTAATTAATTGCCTATTTTGATATTCGATTGCCAAATTTGTTAGCTGTTCATTACTCATGCTTCCTATCTGATCATTCAAATTTTTAGGTATTACTCTTTCGTTAGGGTGTAAAACTGCTTGAAAACCGCCTTTTCCGTCTATTCCACGACCATTTGTTCCAGTGTCCTCAGTTCCTTCCATAAACGTTGGTAAAGACGCTATAAAGGTCTGTAATAAGGTTGCGTCTCTAATCGTTTCAGCTACTGGATTTTCAACATTTGCTTCAACTTTTGCGCTGTACGTTTGATAAATACTTTCAGCTAATCTTATTCTTGCTTGTTTTTTTAATTCTTGTTCTTTGCGTCTGTTAGCTTCTTCAATTATTTTATTTTGTTCTGCCAAACTTTGTTCAGCTTTAATATTACCATTTTTTGCTAAATCTTGTAGGAAGTTTGATTGATCTTGCGCCCTTTTTATTTCCTCATCTATCTGTTTTACTCTTTTTTGTGATTGTTGAATTAAGTAATCTGCTGTTGCTTTGGCAATATCACGTTTGGTTTGTTCTCTTATTTTGTCTTTTTCTAAGTCTTCGTCTTTCTTTTTGTTATCATAATCGCTAACCTCATCTGTCAGTTCTTTGTTGTTTTCTTTTATGCTTTCATTTTTGCCACGTTCCAGATCAAGTATTTCTTTATCGGCTTGATCTTTGGCAACGACCTTTTCAAGTTCTGCGTCTTTTCGGCGTTTTAATTGTTCTTCAACCAGCTCATCATCTTTTTTATTGAAGTCAGCATTGATCTTATCTATTATATTTTGATTGTTGTCAGCATTCGCAATAAGCCTATCTCGTTCTTTCATTAATGCTTCAAACTCCTTTTTTTCTTTTTGCGCTATACGATCATCTATTGCTTGTAATTCAAAATCTCTTTTGTCCTCAATATATTTCTTTTCTAAAACAAATTTTTGTTCAATTAATTCGTTCAATTTTGTAGCGTCAAATTCCCCAGTTTCAGCAATATTTGTAAGCTGTTTTTGAAATTCAGTATCTATATTTCTTTCGGCTTCTTCAATACCTTTTTCTTGCCTAATTTTCTCTATATCAAACAAAAGTTGTTTCTGTCTTGATAAATATTCGTTAGTATCTTTTAATGTTGAATTGTATTTTTTGGTTTTTTTATCTACGTCTGTTAATGTACCACTATATTTAGTAAATTGATCATTGCCAGTCTTTTGCTGAATAATTAATTCGCGTTGCTCATTTCGATATGTCGTTGCTTCTTTATTGTATTCCTCAGTTTCTAATCTGACTTGTTCAATTGCACCTTTCGCCTTGATCAATAATTGCTCTGCTGGACCAGCCTCGCCTACTAAATTACTCCAGAATAAAGTACCAGGATCATAACCTCCGTCAAACCCCATTGTAATCAAAGCTGTATTCAAATTGTCTGGAAGATCAATCAGCTCTTTTGTTTCGGCTTTAGTTATTGTTCTTAACTTTTGTTTACCTTGTAATTCCTCTATTCGCTTTGTATAAGTTTCTATGATTTTGAGATCACTTTCTCGCTGTTTAGTGAGGTTATCAAATTGATTAGCTAATTGTTTTTTAGTAATTATTTCCAGTTCTGTTGCTCTTTCTTGTGTGATTTGTTTGTCTGCTAACAATTCTTGTATTTCAAGCAATTCTTCTCTTTCAACTTCTCTCCAATATGATGTATTTTTACCGACTGTCTCACTGGCTTTTACTTCTGCTTTGGCGTATGCCTCAGCTTCCATTCTGGCATTTCGTGCCCCACTTGCAACATCATACCACCTAACTGCTAATTCTGTTACTAAACCAATAACAGCCATTAGACCTAAACTTTTTAAACTTGACCCCAGTTGGCTGGTTGATTGTGCGCTGTCTTTAGTTGCCCTACTTAGTTTAATTTGTTCCAGTTTGTATGCTCTTGTGCCTTTAACATTTTTTAGAAGTTGTTTTGCTATATTTTTAAGACCACCATTATACAAATATTGTATCTTATTAACAGCTATTAAAGTAACCTTATATGCGACATACGCCCTAACTAATTTAAAAGTAATACTTATAATGCGTGGCAAATTTTGTGCAAACCATTTAAGACCATTTATGATCATTTGCATACTTCCGTCTCCAGATGCAATTTCTGTGAATAATCTTGTGAATGCGTTTTTTAATTGTGTCAAGGCATGTCCTAATGTATTTGTTCGCTTATTCGCTTGTTCTTGCGCCACTCCATTTGTGTCCATTTGAGTAGTCAATTCCTCTAAACGTTCAGTATTTTCTAACATGATCTGTCCAGCAACGACATTTTCAGCACCAAATACCTTAACCATTGCAGTATTGCTTTGTAATGCTGGTTTTAAAGCTTTTAATCTTTCAGCAAATGGCTTTGATTTATCTGATAATTCTTCAAAATTAACACCTAATTCTGCTAACATGTCTTTGGCTTTCTTAGGCAGTGCGTCTGGTGCCGAAAGTTTTAACATTACGTTACGTAGTTTTGTACCAGCCTCAGCGCCTTTAATACCTTTTTCAGCAAGTAATTCTATTGCCCCAGTTGATTCTTGAACTGACACTGCCGAAGATTTTGCAATCGCACCAAATTTTAGTAATGCTTCTGTTATCTGTGGTATTTCTGCTGACCCAAATTTTGCCCCACTTGCCAAGACATCAACAAACTTACTCGCTTCTTCACTTGACGCACCAAATTGATTCATGGCGTCTGTTAGCTGTTTAGACGCTTCTGGTAATTCAAGTCCAGATGCTTGACTAAGTAGTATGGCGCTTTTGGTTAGCTCATTTAATGCTCTTGCGTTGCTTAGTAATTCTGGTTTTGCTGACCCAATTAATTTATACGCTTCAATAACAGCACTGGCACCCCCTTCAACTTCCATGCCCATTTCTTGCGCTTGTTCTTTGTAAAACTGCAAATCTTTACCCCCAGCACCAGTAATAGCTGAGAGGTCTTGTACGGCTTGATCAAACTCCACTATCGCACCTACTCCAGCTCTAACTACACTACCTATACCAAATGCCAGTCCTAATGCACCTAAACCACGCTGTAAACCAGCTAAGGCATTCTTATAATTACCTACATTTCTAAAATTATCCCCAACGGTCTTATCAAGTTTTTTTAATTGTGCGTCTCCTTTTTGCGCTTCTTTAGTAACTTGTTTGTATTTGATTGCCAGATCATTATAAGCTTTCGTATTCTTTTTACCAGCGTTTTCTAATGCGATCATTTGAGCTCCCAGCTCTTTAGATTTATTTTTAAGGTCTCGTGTATTTTTAGCTAACTTTTTATAGGCATTATTTTCTTGTTCAGCTAATTTTATTTTCTTTTTTCGTTCAGCGTTTTCTCGTTTGTCTTGTTGCGCTTTTAATCTGTTGGTTTTTAGTTGCTCTTGTGCTAATTGCTGACGCTGTTTTTCAATAGCTAACAATTCTATTTCAGCTTGTGTCTTTTGGCTCATGGCTGTTTGCTGAGCTTTGTCTATTGCTACACTTTGTTGTTTAATCTTATTTGCCTTTTCTGCCAATTTTAGCAAATCTTTAAGACCTTTGCTGTTATCAAATTTGATATTGTTAAATGCTGTTTTGATCGTTTTGGCAGTACGTTGCATATCCAATTTCAGCTTTTTCATTTTAGCTATGGTCTTATCAGCACTATCTCTGATACCCTTAAATATATCCTCTTGTTCAAATAAGTCGTTACTTCCTATCTTTTTTGCCATATTCTGTCTTGTTTACTCGTTCAAATTCTTTTGTCAGATCAAAAAATTCTTTAACACTAATTTCTTTGGTTTTAATAAAATACCCTATCCATTTACTTAAATGAACCAAACTTTGTTCGATTGATAAACCAGTGCCATTGCTGTTTAAAATGTCATTTAATTTTTCTGTTTCAATTTTGATCATTGTCTCAGTAAATTTATCCCCAGTTATTACGCTTTCAAGCTGTGCCAACGCCAATTTTTTCTTTTGATCTAACATCTTTTTGTAATATTTTGTCAGTCCATAAGTGTCTATATACTCAGAATATATCATTTCCCAGTGTTTGTAATCGTCTTTTGCGTTGCCATTTTTATCTTTTCTTACAAATTCAAACTTTTCTTCTGTGCATTTTATCCAATTATATAAGGGTAATTCTTCAATTGATTTGTAATACCTCTCTGACTGCTGATCTGTATTGATTGACGAGGTAGATTGTAAGCTTTGAGATGCTGTCCTCATTGAGCCAAACAATTTCTTCGCCAAATTTCGCATATAAATTATCATCTTCTTTTATTGGGTCGGCTATGATCTCAAAATAATCTGCACCTACTAACATTTTCATTGATTCATAAAATTCTCCAGTATCATATAGGTTATATGGCGTACCAGCTTTTTTACGACCATTTGTTATTGCTTCTGTAAATATACTATAAGTTTGGCTACCAGTATATTTGTCTGTAATTGGTGTGCCTAAACCAGTTACATGTCTTTGTAACTGATTATCTTGTAACAATACTTTAATGATATATATTTGAACAGCTGGTCTTTTGAAAACAATGCGCCAAATCTTGTTTGGTTTTAATGCTGTTTTAATTTGCCTTAGACGTTGAATCATTAATTCCATATACAAATGTACTCCAGATCATACTAAAATTCATATACGAGCAAAAAAAAGGGGTCTAATGACCCCCTTTCCATTGTTTGTTGTTTGTATTAAACAGCTACAAACTCAGTCTTACCAATAAAACCATCTTTATTAACAGATACACGATAAGTGTCCCCAGTTACAAAAAGGTTTGCAGTTTGAAGAATTGTATAAGTACCATTTGGTCCCTCATTCAACGCATCAATAGTGTAAGACGCTCCATTTGTTACATCATACAAGGCAAAATCAGTAATGGTAGCACCCTCAAAAATAATAGGGTTAAGCGCTGTTCCATAATCAAAGTTCGCTTTGAATACAAATGTCGTAGTGGCAGTTTGACTTACTTCTGTAAGATTAACGTCAATCAATCCAGATAAGCTATTGAAATCAATACCAGCCTCTTCTGCTGTGATCATATACATAGTTGATTCGTCAAACAATCTGTCAAAGTCAAAACCTAACATAATCTTTTGTACCGTACTATCAGTAGCAAACATGAAACGTGGGTCCCAGCTTTGCTCATCTACTGGAATAGGATATAAATATCCATTTTCCTTTGAGCCAACTAAATTACCATTCACATCTACAATGTAAATACCAAACGCTACACATCTTCCAGCTTGTAGTTTTCCAAGTAATGTAGGTGTTGAATCATCTCCCCAAAGTTCACCAGAAAAACTTCTTTTACCTTGACGTAAAAATGCCATTCTACCCGAGTTTGCTTCTTCAAATTGTGAATCAGCTTTTGGTAGTTCAACGTTCTCAAATAAAGGTAATGGAAACCAACGCTTAGATTCGTCAGCTTCATTAATTTTGTCATTCCAAACTGGTAAGGCAGTTGAAAGATCAATTCCATTTTTTACCCCTAATGAATCCTTTAAAGGAACCATAATTAAAGATGAGGTAACGGATTGTATAGGTACACAACCTGGTCTCCCAGTGTTGCTCAATCCAGCATCGCAATTACATCCAGCCATAGCTTTATATATTTTTAAAAATTCGTATTTCTTGTCTTAACATTTACAATTCTCTTTATATTTTGTTAGCGTAACAATTAATTCCACGCCACTTAAATTTGCATCTAAGATGTTTTCTACATATCCCTCTTGTGATTCTGTTCCAAATCGTGTGAAATTTCGCATTTCAAAGCTGTCTATTGTAAGGTATTTTCTGTCCTTTTCAACGACTTCCATGAATAATTTAGCTAATTCACTCATTGGTGTTACCACGTTTTGAACATGATCTTCCGAGTAATAATTTGTAGCGTCTGTCTCATCAAGAAAAAATAAGCGAATATCACTCGCCCAATCATAAACACTTTGCCTTCCATATTGAAAATATCTGACATCACTTAGCAACCAAATAATTGGTGTCTTTTGTGTAAGATCAGATGTGGCAATAGTCCATTCTCTGTTTGCTGATATTCTTGTTCCACTTAAAAAGTATGGTTTTGGTAATGTTAGTTCCCCAGTTGCTGTTTCAACTTTTAACCACTCGTCACGTTTCAGATCAGTAATCAAATATTCTGTTTCTGTGCTGTCCTTAACATATTTTCCTACCCTTGCATATTTAGTCTTACACATGTCAGTAACCTCTGTTACAGCGTTATAAGTACCTTGCAAGGTGTTGTCTATATTATTGACAATTTCTTCCACAAAATTTGATACATCTTTGATCATAACCAGTAGGCAGTTAATTTTTTCAGTCCTTTGAAATCTGAGTACGTTCCAATTCCAACGTAATCTGCATTTACAATTAAATCATTATTTCCCTCATCAATGCTGAGTTGATCATTCAAAGAATAACCTATACCAGCGTCTGCAATAGTAACCTCTGTTATAGTTCCACTTACGTCTGAAACTACGTTAAAGGTCGCTCCAGTTCCAGTTCCCCCAGTTACAGCATAAGTACCAGATACTACGTTTGTACCAGCTTGTGTCATTGTTATATTTACAAGCTGTCCACTTGGCTCGGATTGATTGAGAATAATGTAATCTTGAATGCTTTGATATGACCTAATTGCTTCATTATAACGATTATACATAGTCGAAAATAAAGTATTGGCTATATCAGAATTTTCACTTTTTGGTTTAGTGTTACCAAAAGGTGTCATTTGATTTACGAGGTCTTTTGCATACTCATAGTAAACAAAACCTAATAACATTGTTTTAATGCCCTCAGAATCTATCTGCTGGTCCATTTCATACATTCGTGTCCAATGATACCAATATGAACCTACATCTTCTGACAATGGCTCAAATACCTTAATAAAATTAGGAGATTGAGGAACATTGATATTCAGATCAGTAATGAATTCATTATATAGTTTGACGCCAAAAAGGTTTTTAAGGTATCTTGGCTCAAATCTATCAATGTATTCTTGAATATCGGCAGTGCTAAACATACCTTTACTCAGTGCATACTTGCCTATGAAATCTTGAGGTGTTAAAAACATGCTATTCTTTTATATTACCATACCCAGCATTAACAAAAGTCTCGGCAGTTTTGCCTAAAATTGTGTAAACTTTACCTTTTGGCATTGTGTGAAATGTTCCATTTGAAACAAATTCATACACTTTGCTGTGATCATAGCTCACTTTTTTCTTAGTTTTTACTGCTTTGTTTTCAACTTTTGCCTTAGCTGTTTTTTTAGTAGTTGCTTTTTTCTTCTTTTCCATGCTTATCTAATTATGGTGTTGGTGTTAATGCCGCGATATCAGTGCTAAATGTACCAATTACAAATGCGTTCTTTTGATTCCTTTTAACATACTGAACCAGTCTTGCTTCTGCAAGAATAGTAATCATGTTTCTTGTGAAATCATCTTGATCTAATCCAACGTCTAACGTCATGTCATTTCTGAATCGTACATTAACTTTACTCATGTCTCCAAGCAAATATTGGTCTTGTGCTATGTAATTTGAACTAACAATTTGTATACCAGCTACACGCATAACCTCGTCACCAGTAGGCAAATACATTGGATATGTATATGTATTGTCGCTACCTTTCGTTAATTGAAGTTTCGCTATATCAACTGGATTCATTACAATATGCGTTGGGTCAAAATTAGCTGATTCAATTTGCGCCTTAGCTACTCTGATCACGTCAGTTACATTTGCCCCAGCAATCGTACCAGCAAAAGTACCAGCGTTGAACAATGGCAAACCAATACCAAGAGATAAAAGTCCATCTATTTGAAGACCTCCAGCACCATTCAACAATGCAGTTTCAATGTCCTCACGAAGTCTTTCCATAAGATCAAGGTTGATTTCTGATCTGATAAATGATAAATCTTCTAACATTTCTTTAGATACTTTTACATAACCAGCAATCTTTTTAACCTCAACAGACGTTTCTTTCCAGTCAATTACTCTTTCTTCTTTTGCCTCAGCTTCTCCAACCCAAACATTTTTAGGCGAAGTAGTTTGAGAAACATAAGTAATGAATTTACTTGTTGTTGTTCCTCTGTTTACTGCATCTAAAATGCCATATCTGGTACGCTGAATGCGATCTACTCCGTCCCATTCTGTTAAGGCATAATCACCAACGTAATTGTCATTAATTGTTGTGTCTTTTACCTCAAATTTTGCTCTTTGCCCTTTCTGAACTGCATCTTTAATATTATCAAAATTTTCTTTGATAGTCTTAAAAATTTTACCAGCTAATGTAACTGGCTCATTACTTTTTACTTCAACAGCTTTTTCTGTCATAGCTTCAAGTCTGCCTTCAAATTTAGCAATAGACTTTTCAATTTCAGAGGATTTTTCCTCTAAGCTTTTAAGCGAATCTACCTCGCTTTTTAATGCTGTAATGTCCTCATTTGTAGGTACATTCTGCATTTTTTCCGAGAACATCGCGCCTACTTTTTCAACGACTTGTTCTGGTGTTAGATTTGTGTTTTCTTCCACGTTTTCTAAGTTTTAAAAATTAAAAATTATGATTGATCTTTTCAATCACTTGGTTCCAGTTGAATGGCTCTATTTCTTGTTTCTCGTTCAATGGCTCGTTGATCTGAGTATCTTGTGTTAATGGCTCAGATTTTGCAAGTATTGATAATTGAGAACTTAGATATTTTGCCCTCATCTCTAATTGATACAACCTCTCGTCAGTGCCTTGTCCGTTAGACATTGATTTTATTATTGTCCCCAGCTCGTTGGAGAGGTCGTCAATGATTTTATTTTTATCTTCCGACTTCATTACATCTGCCACGTATGTTTGATCATTCGCACCAAATGTAACAGCACTGCCCTCCCATAACTTGACCTCCTTGATCATGTTATATGAAATGCCAGTGTCCTTGTCCTCGACATATTTAATCTTGTCTGGTATGTATTGAAAACCTATTGAATGTTCTCGAATAATACCCTCGTCATAATCTTTCATAGCATCTTCCCCCAGCGTTGAGGTGCCTAATTTACCAACAGCATATAAGCCATAGTCGTCTTCTTCTAAAGATAAAAACTTGCCTATTGGTTTAGTCCAGTCATGATAACGCAAAAAGGCAATTTTGCGATTGCTATTAGATTTAGGTCCATGCTCCTTAATTGATTTACGGAATGCACCTTTTTTGATCATGTCTGTATCACTATCTATTGTGTCAAATTTGCTTAAATAAATAGCCACTTCCCTTTTACCCATGTCATAGTCCTTGAGCTCTGAGGTACTTTTTATTGCATATAAATTAGTATTCGCCATTGTCATATAATTTTAAAAGTTCTCGCATTTCTTCTTCGGTCATAGTCATACCCATTTCCATTAAAGTTTTAAGCGTTTCAGATCGTGTACGCATGACCTCCGCTTGTTCTTTTTCATCTTCTTGTAAAACTGGGAGATGTTCAAAACATGCTTTAAGATAATAACCCTCTTGGTCTAATCCCATTTGAGATATGATGTGATTGTAAAATTGTTGCGTTTCTGGTATTATCGTATCTTGATATACCATACGGATAGAATCACGAACATTTGTGAAAGTTGTTCCCTCAGTCTTGCTGAATAAATTATAATTTAGTCCAAATGCGTCTATTAATGCAAGTTTGTCAGCTGTTAATTCTTCAAACAACATTAGGTCACGTGTTGGATATGACATTGGTTGCCAATTAACATTACTTTCAGTTATGATCAATTCGTCTTTTTGACGCTTGTACCAGTCTCGTTGTATTTTTTGACGTTCTTCTGGTGTCATTGGAATAGCCCCACCCATGTCATTTTGCTGAGCTGATAAGATACCTATTGCGCCTATATTTTCTAATAAGACATTCCTCTTTTTATATTGTGCTGAAATATTGCTTAGAGGGTATCTTAAACTATCAATACGACTAATAGGCTTAACAATGTTCATTCCGTCTGCTGTGGTAAGATATATAGCATCTTCCCAATCTATTGTTTCAACAGAACCATCGTCATAGCTAAATTTAAAGCAATTAATCAAATTTTCTTTATCCATTTGCTTTAATTTGCGCCCACTTAGATCAATTTCTATCTTGTTGCATGGTAAAGGTACCATGTGATTTCGTATGCCAAATGACCTTTTTGGTGCATATATAATGGCGTTTGAATATAATGCGTCTTGTACTGCTATTGAATAAACTACATCAGACCAACTTTGCGTGGCGTTTGGCGTTTTGATCAAGTCATTTAACCAATGATTTTCAACGATATTACCATTGCGATCATATAACTTTGGAATATTGCTACACATCATTGTGGCTCTTTTGTCTACAACTGCTCTTAATTCTGGTATGTCAATATATAATCTCCATGCGTCCCCAGTGTCTAACCAAACAGCTTCTTTCTTACCCCAAACTTGAACAGCTGGTGGCAAAACTTGTTTGAAAAGATCAGAATACCTTTGTGATTGTGTGAATGATTCTAATAACGTATTAAGCGAACTAAGGTAATTTAACGCCATTTAAAATGTTTTAGGCAAATGTAATCATAAATAATATAAAAAAAAGGGGGTTTAAATTATGCTATTGATTTGAACATGCTTTGAGCAAACATAGATAACCCAGCTAAACAATCTGGCGCATCGTCGTTTTTATTCTTGCCCTCTTTAGAAAAACTAAGGACATTTTGTATAAATTGTTCACATTCATTTGTGCCATTGTGATAAAATTTTATACGCTGTTGAATCCATGCTGATTGCATTAAAATTCTCGTTTCTTTTTTTGTAGTGTTTTGCACTTGTAAGATCATAGTCTTAACTTCCTTTTGTAAATATCTGCTAAACATGGCACCCATGCTGTTTGATTCAACACGACAATAAGACACACTATATTTATTCAACAAACTTGCCACAAGTGGAATAGTAACATCTGTGTTGGCTTTGTTAAAAACATAGTCCACAAGGTAAAATTCGTTGCCTTTAACACCTAATATGGCACACGCTGTATAGTCTGCTCCTTGATCAGCAACATCACAATAACCAATATAACCTTCCATGCTGTCTGGTAGTTTATCAATATACTGCAAATCATTAAACAAACGACCTTTTAAATCTACTGGGGTTTGCATATACTCAGCTAACCAAATGCTTTCTTCGGTGCGTTTTTTCTTTTCTGTATACTCGTCTGTTGTCATAACAGCTTCGCAAAACGATTTATTTTCCTCGTTCATAGCTGGTATCACAAGACTTTTTTCATATATCCCTTGTTCCATTTGAACACCTATAACGTCTCTGACACTCCAACGAGTACCAATATCTATTCTTGCGCACCCAGTTTCAAAACGTGAATCATGCGTTGCCTCTTTCCATTGATGAACTCGGTCATTAATTGTGTCGCTTAAGGCGTCCTCTAAACCTCTATACAAGTCATCTGTAACAGCTATTTTTGACGCACCATATCCGATAATAGTTCCACCTACCCCAGCACCAAAATATCCTACTTGTTTTGATCTATTGGTATTCCAGCCATTGAGATTAGCTTTATCAACTGATAAATGGACTAATGGAAAAACTTGCATAAATTTTTCACTTTTTAAAATGTCTCTGACATCATAGCTAAATTTTAGATACAAACTGGCGGTACATGTGTTACGCATGACGCTTTCTTGTGGGTTTCTACCTAATACCCATGCGCAAAATAAACTGGTTATATAACTTTTTCCAGCTCGTGGAGGCATACTAACAGATAAAGACTTGATCTCGCCTTGTTCGATTAGTTGAAAATTGTCTGCAATTATTTTTAAAAAACGTCTACTGATGAAAAAGTCCTCGTCCATAAATATGCAAAACTGCCAAAAGTCTTGCCTACAAAGATTAGTTTTCAGTGATAAAATTAATTGATCATTCCTTGTACTCTCCATTCTCCTTTAAAATGTCTCTAATTTCATCTGGTGTTAGATTGGTAAAGTCATAATTGGTTTGCGCTTGTTCAATTTGTTGAACTGGACTTCCGTATGTGCTGTCCATTAATGCCTTATAAGACGATACATCGCCTTCTCTTGCCCTTTTTATTTGTGCTAATGTCATAAGGTCCTCTTGGGTCATTGTTTCGTCTGAACCAGTTAATGGGTTTTTTAACTTTTGCTCAATGTTTAGCCAATACCTTGCTATTGTTGATCTATTCTTACTGCCTTTAGGTCTCCCAGCTGGGTTTCCAGATTGCCCTTTTTCCCATGCTTTTTTTAAATTTTTGTCATTAGCCATTCTCGGTGTTTCCTCGGTGTATTTGTGTCAAAGATATATTATTTAGTAATTAGTTGCAAAAATTCACTTCTTGCCCTTTCATCATCTTTGAAACAACCTACCAATTTTGAGGTAGAAGTCCAAGTGTCATGTTTTTTAACTCCACGCATGTTCATACATAAATGCTGTGCCTTAAGATGCACTGCGACACCTTTAGGGTTTAATTCTTTTGACAACCTTTCAGCGATTTGTGTTGTAATGCGTTCTTGATTTTGCAGTTGGTTAGCATATAAGTCTACGCACCTTGCCAATTTAGATAGTCCTACGATCTTATCATTTGGAATGTATGCCACGTCAGCTGTTCCAAAAAATGGTGCTATATGATGTTCACACAATGAGTAAAATGGTATGTTTGTTTGAATGATCATTTCATCTGTACCCTCAGCATCAAAAGTGGTAAAGTTGAATTTTTGGGGTTTTAAAAATTCTCGCATAAACTTCACGTAACGTGTTGGCGTTTCTTTTAAACCCTCTCGTTTAATGTCTTGTCCTAAATGCTTTAAAAGAGCCTTAAAATGATATTCTGCGCTGTCTATAGGATATTCCATAATTTGTGTTGTTGAATTGATAGTTTCCATTTGCCATTTTCTTTGCATAAATCTATACAATGTTTTAAATTTTCGCTATTGATCGTGAATCCGTCTGAATGAGGACTTATCCAATAGGCGTCTGCTGTAATGCTGGGGTTAGGCAGTTGCTGTCCTTTGTGTCTAACATATCTTAGTTCGCTAACATGGGTAAAATTCTTTTTTATAACATGTTCAGCCACTTTTGGACTTACGCAAATAAAGTCAATACCTTTTGGGCATTTTTGTAGTCCACTTGTTTCCACAGCTTGATAGAACAAACGATTCTTAAAGTATAATGTATGTTCTTCAGTTAATTGGTCTAATGGCTCCCCACCAGTCCACGTTATTTCGTTGCATTGATCAGCGTTCTTTTCGCACCATTCAAATATTTCTAACAGCGTCATATCTTTGCCACTTTCAAATTCAGTGTCGCATACAATACCAGCTTTGTAACATGCGTTTTTAGTTTTGCAACCAGTTAATCTAATAAATATTGTAGGTGTCCCAGCTCTTGTGCCCTCTCCTTGCAGTGAGTAAAATATCTCACTGACTTTCAGTGTTAAATGATCATATTTGTCTGGGTCTATGATCATATCCTTTATTTCTTCCAAACTGCTCATTGTTGTTTTACTTTTGTTCATATATAATATTGCTTGATTTTGTTTCTGCTAATTCTATCTTAGTTATTGGTAATTTCGTTTCTCTTTTTATTCTACCAAATAGCCATATAGCCATGTTTTCTGCACTTGTTTCAAAGGGCAAAAGTTGTATTTTTTCGCCTACAGATTGTAATAAAGGCGCTATTGGGTCATTTTCATATAGCAAAAACCAATGACAATACCCTTTAATTATTGGCTCTACTAATATATCAATATCACTAAATAGCTTTGTAATACCATTATCGTTAAGATCAGTAAAGCTAAAATGACATTTGATATCGTATGTGTGTCCATGTATTCTTCCACACTTTTCTCCAGCATGTACGTTTCTGTGAGCACAATACATATGGTATTTTTTTTCAATCGTTATCATTAAACCAAATTTTAAATATTTCTTTGTTTGTTTTGTTTTTTAGTTTTGGAACAGACAATACGCCTTTAATGGCTTGATCAACTTTCTTTACACATTCATCAAAATTATCATATAAATACAAATGATTAAATTGCTCTGGATAAACTAATCTATTTGGCACAATAGGAATGCACCCCAGTTGAACAGCCTCTTGTATTCCATATCCAAAATTCTCTTGTAAAGCAAAACTAACTACCGCCTTACTGCTATTTAGCAAAGTGTAATATTGATGCTTTTTTAAATTCATTTTTTGTGTGTTGAAAAAATTGTAATTAGGTAATTTTTCTTGCAGTCTGTCAAAGAGCCAAGGTTGTTTCTCATCACAATTTCTGCCATTAAAAATAATATTATCATGTTTAATCGGAGAATTGTATCTGCTGTACTTATTTTCGTCTAATGGTAGTCCAGTTACAACTAACTTATCAGCGTCTATTACACGCTTTCTAATGATGTCTTGCTTAATAAATTCACTACCTACATAGATAGTATCGCAAATATCAAAAATAATATCTTCAAAATTTTTGTAATATCTTTCCATTTGCCTAACAAAATCTGTGTCAGTAAAACTACCAGCATGTAACACGCCTTTTACCTTAAGATCATACTCGCTAAAAAAGTTCAAATAAGGAATTGCCATAATGCCAAAATTCCATATATCGGTTATGAATATAGTAGCGTCTTTTGATATATCTCCCAGCATTAGACCTTGAATAAGCTGTTGAAATTGGCTAAATTGACGATAGATCGTGTCATTAGCGTTTAGAAAATTACCATTTTTGATAGTGCCATATTGATCTTCTCCAAGTGTTCGTGGGTGCAAATATTTCCAATTTATATGATTAACAGACAAATAATTACAAATGTCATTATCTAAATGCGTTGTGTAGCGCTGTTCGATATGTTCAAGGGGCATATAAACTATTTCTTTCATGCGTTCATTGTTTCTGAGAAAAAATTAAGTCTTTTGGCATACGGACTTGGTGTTTTACATGTTTTGCAATAATCAAACATTTTTTTGTCATATTGTGCCCAAATGTCTTTTAATGTTGTTTCCCCAGTGTTGCCTATTACTTTTTGTTTACCTACTACATTACAGCAAGGTACGACATCAAGATCATATTGAATTGTAACACTGGTTTTGACATCGATACAAAATTCTTTGTGCCCATACTCTGTTTGCCATTCCCTTATTTCGTAGTTATCTTTAAAAATTGTGTAATTTTTAGCTAAATAATCTAAGTCAATATTGTATTGATTGTCATTTAATGTTTGAATTCTTGCTTTACATTTACTGCCTTTAAGTGCTGTTAAAACTTCTTCGATTTCACGTTGTTTTGTTTCTTCATGCACACTGATTGTGATACAATCCATGTTTTTAACCCCCTCTATCGGATTATGCTTCCACTTCATAAAACTGCCATTTGTACTCATGCCAACATAAGGAACCACTTTTTTGATCATGCCAACCAGTTCATTAAATTTTGGGTGTAATGTAGGCTCGCCATTTTGCTGAAATTCAGTGTAAATTGTGTTATCAAAGTCGCCTCGTTCTAACATGTTTTGAACCTTAGCTACGTTGATCATGCCATTTTTTCGTATGCCATCTTCATTTGTTCTTTGGCAATAATGACAGCTGAAATTACATGCGTTAGTAAATTCTATTGTTGATATGGCTGGTAAGTGTTTCATGCTTTTTGTATTTCTGCTCCGTTTTCGTTATCTTCTAAGACTTGCACCCCAGCACAATCAAATTCATTGTAAATCAGCTCGGCAATATCCTCGCAAGACATGTTCTTGAAATTGCATAACTTGAATACATGATCATAAAAATTGGTTAAAAGATATGCTCTTATGTCTGTTTTAAATTTAATTATTTCAATATCTCTGTCATTATGCGTAACAGCTTTGGCGACTTTTATATGAAATGTATGTCTGTGCAAATATTTCAAATAGTCTACGTCTTTAAGATCGCAATTCTTCCAAAAGTGTACGCCCTCAATTTGTAGTTGAACAATGATATTTTTATTTATAGTCATATTTTTGAAATTGATTATATTTTAATGTTCCTTGTAAATAATGCTTATTGACATAACGAATAGCCATGTATTGATCAGTAGTTGAAACAGCTAAAAAAAGTCTTAATTTATTTCTATAACAATATTTTTGATACTCTATATGCGCCACAATAGACATCATGAATTGTAATGATCTTTTACCAGTATGCGTTTCTTTTTCGTTATATATTTTTGGTGTCACTCCAAATTGTTCAAATAAATATCTAACCTTTTCTGGTATGCGCTGTTTTTTACGGAAAACTTTATTCTTGTCAAAGCTTTTTAGCTTGTTATCCCAATAAGGACAGATACCATATACTTGTGATGCTTGTAACCAACTGCTACTATCTACGCTGTGTAATGGCAGTCTAAACATATCTGGAAATGTAACATAACCAAGTCCATGTATTTTTGCATTGGTATATTTATATACACGCTGTATGCGTTGTTTTAACCAATCTCCTTTAGTTGTAACGCCACCAGCTATACAAATGTCTGGGTTGTTTTTAACAGCTTTTTTGACATCATCAAGACTATCTTCTGCCATTGTTAAAACATACATAGGGTTAAAACCTCTTTTTAACATTTCTTTGTAATTAATTTTGCTTTGATGTTCATTGTTGATCACGTCTAACATTACATATTTTTCAAAATTGTGTCCATAAGTCGTTAAAAAATTACAATAATTATCTAATGTCAGCCAATCTCTTTTTTGTTTTGCATTAAACAGCGTAAAAGCACCACTATCTATCATAACATTTGTAGTACCATTTTTGCTGTCCTTGATCAAAACATCACGCAAATATTCGTTCTTATGCAAATAGGCAAATGACGCCAATATATTCAAATATGTATCATTTGAAATCACACCCAGCGTATTTACTATCCAAGATCAGTCTTATATCTTTTTTCATTTCATCAATGTTTGCCAAATGCTCATTTGTTACAACAATCGTTATGCTTTCATTTGATGTTACTGGCTTTTCAGCTTCGTCAATAAAATCTAAATTATCCCAATCATGCTTGATAACGTCAAGACCCCAGTTTTCAAGCTCAGTAGTTTCAAAGCTGTTTGCCAATATATCCCAGTCCCATTCTCCATACCCTACATTATCTGTGATCAGAAATTGACGTTTTTGTTCTTCAGACCACTCATCTGCTAACATAACTGGTATCTTATTATATCCTAAGTCTTGTAAGGCTCTTAAACGCATGTTACCACCCAATGCTACCAACTCCTTATTTTCATTATGAAAACACACTATTGGTCGTTTCATGAGCATTTCTGGAAAACTTTCAATACTCGCTTTCAGTTTTTTAAATTTATCATCTCTAATAAATCTTGGATTGTCTGGGTTTGGCTTTATATCGCCTATTTCTTTTATTAAAACGTCCATTGAATTAATTTATAAATTGAATAAATAATAGTAACAGCAATAACACGAATGACGCTGTGTAATACTAAATAATCTTTGTTACTCCACATCTTAAATTTTTGAATATCTAACCAAAATAATGGAACACAAATAATTCTGTCTAAGAAATATACCAATACCACAAATGGCAAGATCAATACTCCTATTAAAATTTTTAACTTTTCGTTCATAATTTTTTTCCTAAGGTACTATATTTTATCATATTGCACTCCAAAGTATTTCCAAAGTTTTTCAATACTCTTAACAGCTAAACCTTTTCCATTTACAAAAACGTGGAGATTTGGTTGTGAAACCTCCACTACTTTTGCCAATTCATTTAAAGACATGCCAGTATCGTGCAAATGTGCAATAACCAGTTTTCTTGTAAAATCTTGAATGCCCTCCATATTAACTAATTTCTTTCAAAAAGTCTAAATCATCTTTGATCTGATCTTCTCGAAAATTTTTATCAATATTACCCAATTCTTGCTTAGGTTCTTCTTTAGGGGTAAATGCCAATGACTGCATGGTGTCCCCAGTTTGTGTCTTTTTAGTCCATGCGCTGACCCAATATTGAACGCCATTTATTTCGCACTGACCTTTCATTTGTGGGTGTGTGTCTTTTTCTCTTTTTTTGTTTATCCAAAGAGCTCCTTTCATGTTGTTATCGTAATTCATACTACTTGTTTTGGTTAGTTAATTTAATATACAATTCATCAAATATTTTTCTTGCCTCTATTATTCTTTCATGCATCTGATCAATATAAGCATCATCACGTTCAATTACATATCGTTGTACTCTATTATTTATTGGAACATGATCAATGATACCTACCTTATTTACTTCTTCGGTAGCTTTCATTTCTGCTTTAGTCCACAGATCGTCAATGCTTTCAGCGTCAAACAAAAAAGGTCTATCAACGTAATAGTGTGTTTTGCGTTTGATTTCAGCTTCAAGAATATGCGCTGGGTGGTTAGACAAACAATATACCAATTCAGCTTGTTTGTGCCCAGTTAAAGACATGTAGCTTTGTAATTGTGCGTAATAATTTTTGTCTATTGTTTTTTTAGGGAACCAATGAAATGTTTTTGGACTCCAGCTTGACTTTATATCTGCTAAAAGATTGTCTGTGCATACGTCTGGCTCGCCTATCATAAAATCATTTGCCCACCTACGCTTAGATTGATCAGCCGAAACGCCTTTCCAACCTAACACTTGTGTAGCCAATTCAATGTTTTGTGGCTCATTTAACGTGCCTTTTTCCATTTCTTTTGTTTCTATATGCTCTGGTTCAATACCAAATTTGTGCATTACAACAGCTTCTTGAATGACTTTCATAGCTGTTTCTCCGAATAAAACGTCTTTAGAACGCCCTTTTGACATCAAAGAGCCCATTTGCGAGGGTCTTACTAACCATTTGTGTTTTGCTATTACTTCCATTACATTAACTCGTTTAAGGTCTTTATTTGACTATTATTCAAATCATATAGATCAATAGCCATTTCTTTTGTCCAAACTTTGCCATTTGGCGCTGTTTCTCCAGATGCTATATAACCACACAATACGTTGAATTGATTTACGCTTAGTTTTGTCTTAGCATTATTCTTTTTCTCTGCTCGTTGCTGTCTAACTTGTGTACCATTTGCGTCATTATCAACGTCTGTTATCAAGCCTAAACTGACTGACAAACAATAGCGTCTAAAATAAGTTATGCCACTACCAAATGACTGGTAATCATTCATTTTTGCCAATGTTATTCTTGGTATCTCACAAACTGATGTCGTACTCTCGCCACTTTCCAAGTGCATGATCATTGTCTTTAAAAATGTTATGCCACTTGACATATCAGTATCAAGTTCTTGCAAAAATGCCAATTGGTGTTTTGCCAACAATGGTGTTATTACTTCGTAAATTGCTGGTAAATCAGCATATTTGTAGCCATATCCTTGTGTCGCTTTGAATATAACTGGGGAATCTTGCCTAAATTCACTTAGGGCTTTCATTAGTTTTTTCATTTTCAATTAATTTATTTTAACAAATATAGGTAAATTATATGAACTAATATTATTTTTCTAAGAATTTTTTTAGTCCATTTGCACACCTCTGTATTGATCTGGCTCTTTCTTGCAGACTTTTTATTTGCAGTTCTATTTCTTGTTTGTTTTTAGAGGTAAAATAACCTTTTGAGGTAGCTATAAGGGGCAGTAAACCATTTGTTCTTATATAGTTTACCATGCGCCTTAGTCTAACGTCTG